AAAGGTAAATTGACCATCAACACAAACGGCAAGACCATTGTTAAGATGCAGTTTGGGAACAAGGAAATCATGTGCAAACGAGGCACAGACCAACCGCTATCCATTGGTAACGATTTGAAGGCAGCCGCAAGTGATTGTCTGAAAAAATGCGCAGCAGATTTGGGGATTGCCGCAGATTTATATAATGCAGAGGAATTTAGGGCGGTTGAGATTGATACGAAGGAGATTGATTTATACGAACTGACAGAACTATATACCATGAAACGTGAAGGCCTTACAGATGCAATGCAACGTAATTATCTTAGAATTATAGAGAATGAAGAATCTGACAAATACGAAGCCATGTTTAACCACTTAAAATCTATCTAATGTTATCGGAAATCAGAATCGGGAAATTCACATCCTCACAGGCGGTTAAATTGGTCAGCAAAGGTAAAGGTGACCCATTCGGCAAACCCTTCTACACCTACGTTAAATCACGAAGACAGGAACGCAACGCAGGCCGAGCACTTGATGGCGGTAGCGGTGGACGTGCTACGGTTTGGGGTTCATTCGTTGAGAATTGGTTAATGTTCAAACGACCGGACATTATCGGCATGGAGTACACCCTTACACCACAACGAACAGACGTACACCCAACTATTGCTGACTGGTGCGGCAGTCGGGATGGGTTCAACAATGATACTGGTGCCGTTATCGACATTAAATGCCCCTACACGATGCAGTCGTTTTGTGACTTTGCGGACTGCAAGAATATTGACGAAGTCCGTGCCGAACACACCGACGGGGATAAGTACTATTGGCAGTTAGTTAGCAACGCCTGTATCGCAGGAGTTGACAAGGCGGAACTGATTATATTTTGCCCGAATGAGGAGCAACTGCAAGGGATACAAGAATATGCCGTAATGGGTACTCACGACTTCGGGAATGACGTTTATTTCATTGGCAATGGTGACGTATCAGAACTGCCATACCTTCCCGTTACGGCCAAATATTCAAACGTCCTTCGATTTGCGTTTGACGTGCCACAGGCTGACAAAGATTTTTTAACCGAGCGAGTGCAAGCCGCTGTAAAACTGGTTTAACCATGAGCAAAAGCAAACTAAGCAAGGCAATATCAAGATACTATTTTCAGCAATGGAAGCAGCCAATAAGACTACTTTACAAATCTTATGGAATTACAATTTGGAAATGGTGCGGAGTATATGTTCCGTGTATATATATTCATTTAAACAATTGGTATTTATCATGGGGTATTTTTCATAACGGAGTTGGGTTTACTATTAATTTCTACCCTGCTTTTTTATTAAACATTTGCGTAAAAGGCAAAATAGTTAATTACTACAAACGTGGTATATTCAGAATATTGATTAACAAATGGGAATGGCATTATTAATAATTAAAATAAAAACAAATGATAAACTTTATTAAAAAATGGAAGTATAACCTGATTATGTGTAGCCTGTCGTTATTGGCTATTTTATCAACAGGTTACTATATTGGGGGTATTAAAGGTGCGCTGTATTTACCTTTAGCCCTAATTGCGGTAGTTCTATTCATCCTATTGCTAAAGGCTCAAAATGAGGAAATTGATAAAAACAAACAACCATGACAAACAAAGAAGTAATAAACGAAAACTTTGCCGAGATTTTGGAAGACGTTTCCAAAGGCGCAACGCTTAAACACGCTATCACTAAACACGGCATTAAGTATGAAAACGGATACTCAGTACTGACAGACACGCAGAAACTAAAACTTAGATACGCTGCTAAGAAGTACGAAAACGCACGATGCTACGAAAAAAGTAAGTTCGACCAAAAGCGGGTAACGCTTGAATCTTTCCGCATAGCATACGGCAAAAAGGCGAAAAAACGCATATTGGAACTAAGTACGCTGGAAGTAAAGATAATCGAACAGGCGGCATCCTATTACCAATTAGAGGCATCTGACGTAATCCTACCGACACGGGTAAGGGAAATAACCGAGGCACGGAATATGGTTGCCTATGTGTTTAAGAGTGTACTACGATACACCCTGGACAGAATAGGCGAAACGGCCTATCTGCACAAGGCTGACCACACTACGATAATCCACGGAATATCTACCGCTATCAGCATTGCAGAGAGATACGATACATATAATACGAACCTCAAACTACTCACCCAATTTGCAGCCAAGAATAACTATATCAACGTGCCGCATCCGAAGGTTATAAGCCTAGCCTATACACCTATAAATAATATCAATAACTACCTATTTAATCAGTAAGTACCTTAGCGGAATGAAAGGATTTGATAAGTGGCTGACTACGCCACCGTTTGAAATGGAAGACGCATTTGAAGAAGATGTGATAAATTCGTTTTCTGATGAGTTTTTCGATAAGTACCAAAACTTATTAGATAAAAATCTCCATTCGATATTTTGGCAGTACATTGACAGACTTATGTACACCGAACACACCGCAAAAGAATCAGCCGCTATCATTGAACGATTATTTAAACTTTACAAAATACAACCATGAACCAACAAACTAAAACAAGCGGAGGTTATGTAATTGACCAACCGCAGAAAAACAAGCCTTTGCCAAAGGGCTACAACGAGGCTAAAAGGCAACCACCGAAAGGTCATTGGGAGCCGGTACGAATATGGTCGAAGCAGACTGACGGATTCTTTAACGTAAATGAGTTCGGGAAGGACAAGGGTGCAGGGTGGGTGATATAACTTTAAACAATTTAAACAAGCATAAAATGGCAACACTAATCAGCGGCTACATAACAGCCGAAAAACTCGAAACAATCCTTAACACGATCCGTTCTAAAGGAGAAAAGGGATTTAAGTTCAACGTATCAATCAGCGATGAAACAAACGAACACGGTAATAACGCATCGTTCTACGCTGAACAAACAAAGGGACAGCGGGAGGCGAAGGACAAAAAATGGTACTTCGGTAACGGTAAGGTATTTTGGACTACCGGCAATATTTCAGTAGCAACTAAGCCCGAACCGACTGCGACCGCGGCACCTAAAACAGATGATTTACCTTTTTAAAACTATACCATGAAAAACTCAGAACAACCGATTTATCCGCAGTCAGAAAATTGGCAAAATGATATGGAGAAACATACTTCAATGCCTGAAAAGTATAGCAGCCCGTCAATGTATGGTATAGGGTTAACCAAGCGTGAATACTTTGCGGCATTGGCTATGCAGGGGTTATTGGCTAATTCATCGAATTCAATTTACCCGACTGAGGTGGCGCAAGACTCATTGATTTATGCCGATGCCCTTCTTGCTGAACTTGAAAAAACGAATAGCAATGACTAAAACATTCAAAGACTGCTGCCGTGACATCGAAGAAAGGCACGGGGTTGAGATTGAGAAAGACCCGTTTATTTTTGCTATGATTACCGAAGCCGCCGAACTATACCGCAAAGAATCGGAGCGGTGGATTGGCGTGGAGGAGGAGTTGCCAGATGAGATGCAAAACGTAATCCTCATACAAGATCATGGAGACCATATTGGCTACTTTGCGACTGAATGGACAAAAGAAGTAGAAAAGTATTATCGGATAAATAACGTCACCCATTGGCAACCACTACCATCACCGCCTGAAGTGGGGTAACGTTGGACGGCTTTGCGATGGCAGGGCATAGAATTACTAAACTTCAAAAACTTACAAAAGATGAATAAGGAACAAAATGTTGAGGGCTTGAACGTTAGCCATGCTATTGCAAAACCGATGTTGGCTCTTGTTTTCCGTCCGTATGAAAGCGAATTTAGAACGCAAAAACATTTAATGGATGCAGAAGGTACAACAGATACGGAGCCTTCCAAAAAAATGGTTTTTGAATACGTAAAAAGTTGCGGTTATTATGCCGATGCTATTGATATTTGGTACGATGGATTGCAGCGTACTTGGCGTTGGTCTTGCAACATTATTGAGCTGTCTGCAAATAACGGATAACGGCAAAGCATACACGAAGGCGGGGCTTCTTTAACCCGAACATACATATTAGCACTTCGCCCCCGCTTTTGTGTATGCAATGTTATAGGGCGTTTTTAATTCAGTCAAAATGCACATAAGAACAGAAATACACACAGGCATATCTAAAGAAGAAGCCTACAAACTAATGGAGCAAGGTCACAAAATTGCTCACGATTATTATTCAGATAATGAATTTTTGAAAATGAAAGACGGAGTTATCTATGATGAAAGCGGTTATAGAATGGGAACTAAAAATGATGAGTTTTGGTCAAAAATTCAAAAATGGGAAACTGGCTGGAGGACTTTCAACGGTGGTTTCTAAAATGCCCTATAACGGTTCTCGGCTATACGTCAGGTTTTTTGCGAATTTTAAACACTAAAAATTAAAATATATGATGCAAGTAATTGAAATGACACACTCTGAAAAAGTAGAGATGTATCGAATGGTAGAAAAAAATAAATTGATTGAAATGCTGATAGAAGCAAACAATGTTATAAACCGACTAACGGAAGCAAAAAACTTGCGTATAGCCGATGTTAGCAGTATGTATTGTGGCTGTCAACAATCTCAATGTTATATGATGAATGGTAGTTATATCTGTGCAACTTGTAATAGACCACTTGGTAAGTAGCCACAATATTACTGCTAACTCCTTTATACCCGCTACTTCTTAGCGCCCATCACTCAACACTATGTATTAAACACGAAAATCACCAATAAATAAACACACCATGAAAGTAAAAATAAATAAATGTAGCAACGATAAGTATTGGTACGCAACACAAATTGGGGAGATATTTGATGTAGAAGATTATGATGACGAATTGTTTGTAAACCAAAATGAGCATCATATTTTGTACATAAAAAAAATAGATTCATCTATTGTTGACGAATCTATGCCAGACACCACCGACCTATCCCGCCTATACGAATGGCTGACCAACCCTAACCGAGAACCCGCACAGACAGCGTTTACAGCGGGGATGTTGCGAGATGTGGCGCGGGAGGTTGAGATGATACTAAAAGTAAGCGGTAAGTCGAATTTTGCAGCTAGCGTAAAAAACGCTAATCCGGCAAGACTAGATGAACTATTGAGGAAAGCAGATTTGATACCTGACGACCCGCATCCTATTGAAAATGGCAAAGTAGCGGAGGAGGTTGAACCAACAGATTCGGAATCGCGAGTACACCACTACTTGCTTTCACAGGCTTTGCGCCTTTTATCAAACGACAATTTGAAACTATTGGCCAAAGACCTGTTGTGTCGAATACCGAAGTTTGATGTAGAAGCCGAACTCGCTGGCAACCTGATTAACCCACAGCCAATACAAGACGGCAAGGTATCTGATTCGGTCGAACATGAATGTGCTTATTGTGGCGCAATGACTGCCCAACCAGACGATGAGTGTTACGCTAAGCCCACCACCCGCAAACAGCCGCCTGTTTTGGAGTGGGATGGGAATTATGCTAAAAGTGTAAATTATCAATGCGCAATATATGAAAAAACAGCAATAGACTATGTTGTAGAATGTTATTATATGGGTGTAAGATTTTACAATGATATACATTGCCAAAGTTCCGCCCGCCTCGCAGCCGAAAACGCTGTACTTCGGCACTGGATTGAGAATTTAAAATAAAATAAAACATAAACCATGTACAATTATCAAACAGAAAAGCCAAAAATCTTTACAGAAGATGGGCAAGAACAATTTTTAAAAATCCGTGATAAAGTTCAACAACTATTAAATCAAAGCGGTGCAGTAATGCTTCAAAATGCAATAAGCGGAGTTTGTGGCGATAGTTGGCTGCATCTTGCTTGCGTTGATAGACTTGTAGAACTTGGGGAAATCAGAGAGATAACAAAACAAGGAGATGTAGCAGGTCAGCATCGTGTATTCATATTAAGTAAAAACTAACCCCACCACCATGACACCATCACAAAGAAAAGCCTACATCGCAGGCGTAGAATCTGGCCGATTTAACAGCATCAAGGCGAGGATATTGAGGCAAGTTAAAAAAGACGGATACTGCTCATTGCTATATCTATGCAGAGTATTAAAATTACCTGTAAACACGATCAGCGGACGTGTATCGGAATTACTAGATGACGGTATCTTAGCTGCTTTTGAATTTAGCGGTGTAACTAATTTTAATTTTCCGCTTGACCAGTCTCACCTATTGAAATCAGTAAAATATAGAGCCAAACAACGCTACGAAAGATGGCTCAAACTCGGACAAAAAAACGGCTGGATTGAGTAGTTTTTCGTATATTTGTAGTAGTTCTTTAAACACAAAAGCGGAGTGAGACCCGTTGACAAATAAACTTTTATACCCTTGACAGGGTTCTCCGCACCTTAATTGGTGGTCTCACCGGGGGATTCTGTCAGGGGTTTTTTTATCAATTATGGCAAAATTAGGATATACATTTTACCCGAAAGACTGGTCAAGCAGCGACAAGGTATTTGAACTAAATCTTTCAGAAAGGGGGTTTTATCGTGAGCTAATTGACTTAGCAATGCTTAACGATAACAAGACCGAAATAAGGCTTGATATATGGGCAAGAAAGTTCAATGTTTCAATAAGTGAATTACAGGCAATTTTAGACAAATTATTGCAAATTGGCATAGTAGAAATGCGTGAAACTATAATTTTCATTCCAAGCTGCGAACCTAGACTGAATCTATCTCGTGGCGGTTCTTTGGGAGGTAAAAACAAGCCTACCCCCAAGCCTACCCACAAGCCTATGGTTAAGCCTACCCCCAAGCAAAAGAAAGAGAAAAGAAAAGAAATTAAAGTTAAAGAGAAAGAGAATGATGATGTCGAATCTGACGTTTCGACTGCACACGCACCCGAACTCATCGAATCTTTCGATAGGTTCAACGAATGGCTGAAAGCGGAAGCCCCACGGGTAACGCAAATCAAAAATCAGATTACGATTGAGCAATTCCAAAAGCTAAAGACTGCTTTCCCTGACATGAAACTTCCCGCAAAGACTTTGAAAGCAATGCACAACTACAAACCTTTGACCTCAAAATACGTTGATACCTACCTGACACTCAAAAAATGGATGGAAAAGGAATCTACAATCAACCAATAAGCCAACAATACCTCATAATCGAACAGAAAGGCACCAAAACGACAAGATAATGAAGAAAACGTATAATCTATCTAGCGACTATAAAAATGGGCTTAAATCGCCTAAAAATAAAGAATTGCATTTTGGTAAATTACCACCCCAGGCAATAGATTTAGAAAATGCCATCATCGGTGCAATGATGTTATCCCCTAAATCAATGGATGAAGTGTTCAGTATCATCAAAACTGATGAGTGTTTTTACCTTGAATCGAACCAAATCATTTTTAGTGCAATCAGGCAACTTTACGAAAACGGATCACGGATAGATTTTCTGACCGTAAGCCAATATCTTAGAAAAACAGGTCAACTTGACGAAGTAGGTGGTAGTTACGCAATTACTAAATTAACTGATGGGGTAACTAATAGCAACCCAATTAGTGAATATTCCCGCATAGTACTGGAAAAGTACATGAAACGTGAAATTATTAACATAGCAGCAGATTTATTGTCTGAATCTTATGACGATACATCAGACGTATTCGAATTAATGGGCAAAAGTTCATCTATGATTGATAAAATCATGTCCGAAAGCATATCATCCCCATTTAAGCACATAGGGCAAGGTGTAGAGCATGACATCCACGAACTCAACGAAAGGATAGAAAAGGCAAATGATAGTAACTTTACTTTAAGTGGGGTAGATACAGGATTTAGAACCGTTAATAACATAACAAATGGTTGGCAAAAGTGTGATTTAATCATCTTAGCAGCACGACCATCAGTAGGTAAAACAGCATTTGGACTAAATTTAGCCATGAACGCAGCAATGAGTAAAGAAAAACCTACACCGGTTGGATTCTTCTCACTAGAAATGGATATGCCTAAGTTAAGGTTAAGAATTATGTCAGCCATGACCCATGTAGGTATGACGAATATCAACAGCGGTAGGGTAGATGATACTGAAATTCAACGACTTACAGGTAATTTGCATAAGGTTAAGAAACTACCAATCTACATTGATGACAGCTTTGTACTCACCACTATGGAAATGAAAGCAAAAGCCCGTATGATGATACAAAAGCATGGTGTAGGGCTAATTATTGTTGATTATCTTCAACTGATGAAAGCATCCTCAGACCGTAATATCCGTGAACAGCAAATCAGTCAAATAAGTAGGGATTTGAAGGGTATGGCAAAGGAATTAAATGTACCTATTATAGCCCTGTCACAACTTAGTCGTGACATAGAAAAAAGGGAAAACAAAGAACCTCAACTTGCAGACCTTAGAGAATCAGGGGCAATAGAACAGGATGCAGATTTAGTATCATTCCTATACCGGCATGATGATAAAATCAACTGGAAACTTGCCAAGCACCGAAACGGTAAGATTGATACCGTACAATTCAATGCAAACCTTGATATTCAACTATTTACAGAAGTAGGTGAAGATAACCCATCCATCGGTTACAGAGGGTATAATGCAACACCAATGAGCCAATCAGGTGGGAATTTCATACCTTTATCACAAGCAAATAAACAATTCGATGATGAAGCACTCCCATTTTAGACCAAAAGAAGAAGATGTACACCGACAAGTATGTGAGTACATTGATATTCAATACAATAGCGTAATCTATTTAAGTGACGCATCAGGCGTAAGGATGCCAATAGGGTTATCGAAGAAGTGTGCAAGGCTACGATGCAAGAATTACAAGATTCCTGACCTTATTATCCTTGAACCTAGATTTGGCTACAAAGCATTAATCATTGAAATCAAGCGCGACCATGATGAACTATACGATAAAAAGGGCAATGTACGTAATATCGAACACCTGCAAAAGCAGAAGGAATCTTTACAATACCTTAGCAGTAAAGGGTACTATGCCGTATTTGGATGTGGATTCGATGATTGTAAGTGGATGATTGACGAATACATGAAATTGCCTCTGGGAAGCAAGGAATAGGTATCGCATTTAAAAATTCTGGAAGTATAGAACGGGTAACCGATTTGTTTTTCGGTAGGAAGCAAGGAATACCTTAATGATTATTTTTTTCGGGAAGTAGGGAACGGTATAGCAAATAATTTTTATCCTGGAAGCAAGGGACTACTTTCAGATTCGGGAAGCAAGGAACGGGGTTTGGTATGGTTGATCCACTACCGGCTAACTGGTTGAGTTTTCACCGTGGCATACTTCAATGCCTCAGCACGGGCAAACTGCTTTACCGCTTCGATCGCCTCTACAGGCAACGACAAAGTGATCTGCCCGTAACCGTTTGGATATAATTTGGGCCTACCTGCTTTTTTCTTTAGTGGTGTATTTTCTGACGTAGTTTTATTTCCCATTGCTGACAATATTTACATTAATTAAGTTGCAATAGTACACCGCACTATACACCGTTAAAAAACATTAATTACTACATTTACTAAATATTAACAATTGGCTGAAATGTGCAGTATTACTACATTTGGTAATGGTGTGTTATCCCATTGTGTAATATTCTTACTTAATAAATTTGGTAATATGGGAAGCGGTTGTATATTTGTATCGGATTAGCAATTCAGCTACCACAAAAAAAAACTTAATACCATGCAAACACAAACATTTTCAGCAGGAAGTTACAAAGTAACAATTTCAGAAAGAGTAAACCCAACAAAGTACACTAATTGCCCGTATATGGCAGAATATAGCAAAGATACTCCAAAGGGGAAGTATTCAACAGTAAAAATCATAAAACGGTATGTATTCCCAACCATTGAAAAAGCAACTGAATACGCCCAAAAAATTACCGCACAAATTCAGACTAATTTAGACTATACCGAACAAAAAAAACAGGAACAAAAGGTAAAAAACGCTGGAATAGATGCTACAAAAATTTATCAGATAGGGGATATTGTAGTTAATACATGGGGATGGGAACAAACTAACGTAGATTTTTATAAGGTAACAAAAGTAACAGCTAGGCAAATTGAAGTAGTAGAAATAGGGGATAAAAACGTAGAAGGTAGTGATGGGTTTATGTCAGCAATGGTTATGCCGGACGTTGATAATGTTGGAGAAAAAACATATAAACTCCGTGTAAAAGCAGGATGGGGCAATGATTCGCACTCACTTAGCAATCCCGCATCATACTACTATTTTCGCAAGTGGGACGGACGGCCTGAATATAAATCATGGTATGCTTAATTAACTCAAAACTCACCACACCATGCACCCATATTACACACCAACATCCCACGCAATTCGCATACTCAACAAACGGATCAAGGATACGCTAGCAACCTCAACACCTGCCATCAGGCCACTGCTTAAACAGGTTCTACTGAAGGAACTGAAGCAGGTGCCACAACCGACAACGACATTGGAACTGTACAGATTAGAACAATTAACAAATAAAATAAACAACATTTAAACCCAACATCATGAAAACGCACACAATTAACACCTATTCATTCACTGAATTATCAGACGCAGCAAAACAAACCGCTATCGAACAAATGCGGGATATAAACTGCCGTGACCAATGGTGGGACTGCACCTATGAAGACGCAGCCGGTATAGGACTTAAAATAACCTCTTTTGGCCTAGATAGAAATAGACACGCTGAAGGTGAATTAACTTTAAGCCCTTTAGAGGTAGCCGCAAATATTATCCGCGACCACGGGGACGAATGCGACACACACAAAATTGCTCAAAAATTCTTAGACGAACACGACCCTATCTTTGCCGAATATATGGCAGCGGAAGATGAGGATAAAAACTATGAATTAGAAGGACAATTGCAGGATATTGAGGAACAATTCCTTGCCGATTTACTTGAGGAATACGCCTACACCTTACAGGCTGAATCAGAATACCTTTATTCAGATGAGGCCGTTATAGATACCATCGAAGCAAATGACTACCAATTCACAGAAAATGGCAAGTTGTTCTAAGTAACACAACCAACCTATTCAATTTAAGGCCTGTTAAGGGCCTTTTTTTTATGCCTAATAGGATTTGACCTGAATAAAATAATATCGCCTAAATCAGCCTAAAAAGTGGCAAAGAATAGCTTTTCAATAAGAATATCGTATTACCTTTGAAAAACGTGATTTATTCACGGAAAAACCACGATGGAAAACAAACCAATAAAAGATGCCAAAGGTCTGTGGGTGAAAGGGCAATCAGCCAACCCAAAAGGTAAGCCAAAAGGCGTAGTTCACAAGAAGACCGAACAATGGAACGCACTGATCGAATCCCTCAAGGATGAGCATACGCAGCGATTTAACCAAGTATTAGGCAAGCTAGATGATAGGGATTTTATTAGGGTCTATCTGGAGATACTGAACTATTGGAAGCCTAAGCTATCGGCAGCAACCAATATGAACCTTAACGCAAGTGAGAACTCCCTTAGCTTAGTGATCAATGCAAGCGATATACCTTCGTTCCCTTCAAACGTAGATGAGGAAGGATTCACAGATGCGGAGGAGGTCCCTTAGTAGGGTAGGGTAGGGGACTTTGTTAATACGGTTAACATTTGTTAATACACACAGATACAGACCTACTTAACATAATGTTTATTATGATGCCAAATAAACTCCAGATAAATCAGATAAGATTCAATTAAAAGCGAAATAAGCCGATAAAATGCCTAAACATACAAACATACCAACCAATACTAAACAGGGCAGCCATGCGCCTGTAATGGACGGCAGACCACCCGTACATGTTGCTCGGCAAAACGAAAGCCACTATCCCCTAAATGCCCTCCTCCCCCTTTACCCATTTACATATATAAATAATCATAATACGTTGTGCTTAACCTCAACTAACTAAACTTTACCTATGCCCTACTATCTATTTGGATTCAGCACGTTTACTTTTCATGGATGTTGGTTAGCGTCCGACCTAACCCTGACCACCTACGATTGGTATAACCACACGGATAACATAACCTATGGATAATTTGATTATATTTGTTCTATGATAACCATGACTGTTGAGATGTACG